TCAAACAGCCCTAAGGTGGGTTCTTCAATATTCTGGTGTTTTCTTACCAATGTTATACTTAGTAATAAGTTCCCATTGGTCTTTTTCTTTGAATGATATAATTTTAATTTGATGTAATGGTGCAATGTTGTCAACTAATATATCTTTATTTATCACTTTAATCAAACCCCATTCTTCTAACAAATTAGCAATGGCGTTACGCCTTTGAATATCATTTTCTGAAATATTAGATGGCTTACCATCCAATGCAAATAATTCTTTGAAATGAACAATATAGTACTTGCCTTGTTTATGTAAAATGTGGCAAGACTGATAAAGAACCTTCTCTTTACGAGATGATACACCAATCCTAGTTAATGTTTCACGTACCTTTAAAAAATCATCCTGTTCATTGAGTGATACCTCAACAAACTTTGATAAATCAACCATATCATTTCCTTAATCCACCTATATCGGTTTTTTCTTTTAGTTCTTGGATTTGTTCTTTGCTGAGTAATCGCCAGGCTTCACGAGCCTTGGAGTCAGAAAAATTGTAGATTTGCTTTATACATTCCAAATCATCATTTTTTTCAACTTTAATCCACTTTGCAAATGGTCTTTTCTGTGACCGTACGGTATTTAGAAGGAAATCATTTTGTAGTTTTTTATCAAGGAAGTGCCTACGATTCATCTCATTGGCATACATGATGCAGTCCTTATGGTAGGAAAGGCTGCGGTTCACCAAAAATGGTGCATAATCTTTTTCAGTAATTTCATCAACAATCATCTGCTTCTTGTTTTGCAAGATAGCATTAACATAATCAAAAGGGTTCATAATATACTTTTTTGGAGCTTAACCTTGTATTTAGTATCCACAAGATTTACAAAACTTACGGCCGGTTCGCCAGCGGTCAATTTACAACCATCCGAATTAGGCCAACGGAATCAATAGTTACTAATAGCATGTAGTTAGCAAGCATCCCAAACGATTTCCTAGTATAACTAGCCCAAGCATACATGGAGCAACCAAGGATCCAAATAGGATACAACGTAAGTAAAGGGGGGTTGGGGACGGTAAGTGCCATACTAATACTACACCCAATACTAATAGCCCAAGCAAACAACTCAACAGCAAAACGAAACTTATTACTGATCCAATCATCTTTAATCCATTGTAATGTAGGTTTAAATATATCTAATATCATACGAACTCACAGTTGACCATAATCTCGGTCAAGCAAGCCACAGTATTGATCTCTTGGTCAGCAACGAATGCAGCCTTGTACTGATAATCAGCAAGAATCAACACAGCCTGTGGAATAGATTGAGGTTTCATTACATCATACATCGATTCGTACAGCTTGCGGTACAAGGTGTTAGAGTCAACATCATTCGTAGCAACCCATTTACGAATAGAACCAAAGTCCTTATCACGGATGAATTTAACAATCTCTGCAATAGAGATATCACCAATCTGTGCCAAGACACCAGTATCAATCTTACCAAACTGAGAGTAACGCTGTAACTCATTAATGATACGGCGAAAGTCTGGGAAGTGCTTCTTGATTAATTCAGCAATAACCTTGTCATCATAGTCGACCGATTCACTTCGCAAAACTGACTGGATTCGCTTGAAGAATGCACTGGCCATCTTGGCCTTCTCACCATTCTTTAGAGAGAATTCAATAACTGCACAACGTGAGTGCAATGGTTCAATGATACGATTCTTGTAATTACAAGTAAAGATGAATGAGCAGTTACTTGCAAATTCTTCAATCGCATTACGCAAAGCAGGTTGCGTAGAATTTGGATTTAGATAATCAGCTTCATCAATGATGATGACCTTTCGGCCACCAGTTAGACTCATTGATGATGCATAATTTTTAATCTTGGTTCTGAATGTGTCAATACCTGATTCATCAGAACCATTGATTACGATGTAGTCGCAACCCACTTCGTTGCAAAGTGCTTTGGCTACGGTCGTCTTGCCTACTCCCGCTCCACCAGCCAGAAGAAGATTTGGAATGTTTCTCTGGTTGACGTACTCCTGAAACGGCAGTTTCAACCGTTCGGGAAGAATACAATCTTCGATTGTCTTTGGGCGATACTTCTCTGTCCATAACAAATGTTCCATAGGAACCTTTCACATAAATCATAATAAAAAAAAATATCAGGTAGCTTTTTCGAATTTACTACCTTGTTCAGTAGTAATCCAATATTGCAATGGCACATTTGAATTCTTAAAGTTTGAGATACCTTTTGAAGAAATGTATACAACATAAGAACCTGGCAAAACTTTGGTCAAGTTTTCTGTTTTAAATACCATACGATACTTACTACCATCACCAGCAGCATCCAATTTAAGTGCATCAGTATGAGCACCATCATTTGCCAAATCAATTGTAACAATGTTCACTTCAGTACCATCAGATTCGATAGCAACTTGTGGTGAAGACAATACAGAAGCGGCACGGAGAATCCAATCAAAGTCTTCAGAGGTCAACTTGAATGTAATCTCAGCCTCAGGCATTGTCAAAGGCTTTTCAGGCGGTGTGTTAATCATAGTAGGGTCGCAGAAGCGATACTTGATTTTGCTACGACCTTTGTTACCAACGATTACAACATGCTTCTCATCAAAGTCAAAAGATGTATCGTCTTTATGCAAAGAAACCACGGACAAGAAGTTGTTTAGGTCATAAACACCAAAGTCTGTAGGGATTTCTTCCGTGATTGTAACTTCAGCAAGAATATTCTTGTGTGAAGAAACAGTTTTTAGGGTCTTGCCCTGTTTGAACAGTAAGCCTTGGTTGATAGAACCAAAGTTTTTCAATACTGATAGTGTGTCACTAGATAGTTTCATAATATACTCCAAAAAAATTAATCATTCACAGAATGGATTGTATCATGTTCATAGAGAAACATGAGGCAACACATAGCGTGAGCAAGGTGATGTTTGCCAGACTCAGGGTCTAGGGTTTCACCACTTTTCCATGCCCACATATGTCTCTGTAGCGCATCAAAGTACCTACGCTTTGAGTCAGGTACTTTTTTCCAATTATCCCGTTCATACTTCTGAGCGCCAAAAGTAAGAACATCAACAGTAGCTTCTAATGCTTTCGGTGGTAACAAACCAAATTCAAGTTTGTTACCATCAAATTTACGGCCACCTTTAGTGGCGGTTTGAGAAGCTTTTACATCATCTTCTTCAAACCTTGCCATTATAGTTTTCCTGTGTACTGAGCAACAGCAGGCATATTACCACTAAAGGCATATGTACCAATGTGCTGTGTTTTCATCCAAGGGCACAAATAGATTGTTCCACCCATCTTACGCCACATTTGGCAGAACATATAATCTTCTGACAAATATCTTTCAGAACCACCACCAGTGATAGAATCTTTGGTGTCAATTACTGTATCAAAGTAAGCATGAATGTAACGTGTACCATCAAAGTTGGCTTGACCAACGTGATCTGGTTTGTACTTGATGGATGGATATTCAACTTCCATTTTCTCAAACACTTCACGTTTAACCATCATATAACCTGTACCAATTTCCATAACTTCAAGAGGTTCTGTTACTGTAAATTGTGATGTGCCTTTTACGACATTGAAAACATATTCACCAACAAGACTTTCAAGTTCACGAGGTTCCATATCTGGATGGTTTCTTGCTGCAGCTGCAACATTACCCCAATTGATTGATTTCTTAGGGTATGGCCCGCCGATAACATCTTTATCAAGAGCTAGTAGTGCAAGAACATCTTGCGGATTGTAATGAATATCCGAATCAATGAATAGTAAGTGTGTGTAACCAGAACGGAGAAATTCATCTACAAGGTAATTTCGTGCTCGGGTGATAAGTGATTCGTTAAACAGGAAAGAAAACTTAGTTTCAATTCCGTATTTTGCAAAGGTCGTCTGTAAGTCCAGACTTGATTTGATATAAAGACCATGAGCCATTCCGCCATACATTGGTGTGGCAATAAAGACTTTGTTCTTTTTCAATTCATCAATTTTAACTTCAATTTCCATAGGGTTTCCATAAAATAAAAAAAAAGAGGGAGTAACACCTATATGTATCACTCCCTCATTAGATTTCCTAAGAAATATTAGGCAAAAGCACGTTGTCCTTGTGAACGAATTGCAGCAATGCCTGCAGCAACGACACGCTTAGTTGGTGTGCCCAAACGGTAGAAAGAAACTTTCGTACCGCTTTGAGTATTGCGTGTATTCAAATAGATTGAATAGCCTTCGTTACGCAACTCATTGATTGTTGCAGAAGGATTTGCAATACCAAAAACAGATTGCATCTTAGCAGCTGTCAAGGTGTTGAAGGTGCCAGTCTTAGAAAGATAGGCAAGGACTTTAGATTTAGCGGACATATTAGTCTCCATAATAAACACGAATCTCTATTAACAATTTAATATTCAAGAGGAGATTCATTCTCTCAAATTATGATGTATTATAACACGATTAAGTAAGTGTGTCAACACTTTTTACGGCAAATGACACACTTATTTGTTAGTTTGCCTTAGGATATTTCAATCTTTTGATTGTAAATATCGTGAAAAATTTCTTCCACGTTACCGTTATTCAGAAAGTCCTGCCATTCAGGCGAACGGCGACTCATCCAAAATTGAGCCTTATTTTCTTTTCGGTAGTCTTTCCACTGGAACATTTCATTTACATATCTAATCCAAATAGCCATTGGTAAATATGGTGTTTTAATTGTTCCTGAATTTTTGGTAAGATCGGACATAGAAAGGCGTTTTGGTTTTCTATCAATAAAAACATATTTTGATATTGTTTTATAGAACTCAACACCATTCAAATTTTCAAAAGTTTTAATGCGGGACTCAAAA